GCATGGGGTGCAAGTACTGGTGCTATTAATTATGCCTCTTCACTTTGGTACAAAGAATTAACGTCAAGCGATCTTGGTCAACTTATTCAATTTACCACATCTGACACTTCAGTATACACTTACAACGTAATTCATATTATTGTGGTTCGTGATTGGCAAGGCCCTTATATCCAATCTACTGCCTTACCTAATGATGGATCGAGTAATTCTTTTGTCGTCCAAAATAGTGGTAATTTACCTTCTACCGTTAATACCAATGGTCTTTTAATTGATGTAAATACTACCAGAAGTGGAACAAAATCATACTCAACTACTGGTATTTTTAATATGGAAACACAGCGCAATAACCAAGGCATTATAGGACAAGCAGTTTATAAAGCAACTTATGCGGATTATTTGTCTGGTGGATATTCACGTATGCAAGTACGACATAATGATCCCGAATCGTATGCATCTCATTCATTTGTAATTTCAGTATAGATACAATAAACAAACTTTACCATAGGATATATTATGAGTGAAATCGTAAAGAAAAACACGACTACAGAATTAAAGGCGACTGATCCGATAACATTTGGTATTACTCCAGTATCAAAGAGTAAGATCAACCCACAGGCAGTTGCACTGGTAAACGAGTTCCTACCAGAACTTGATGAGAAGACAAAGTTCTTTGATAGGAATAACTCTCAGTCTACATTATCAATGATGTCATTGACCATGTTAAACGGTCACTCACCTCACAGAATGTTGCGACAGGTTCTTGCAGAAACTGAGAAACGTAAGATGGCACTTGCAGAGGCGCAAGTTAGTCATGCGAAAGCATTAAAGAGAATAGAGAAGTTACAAGATAAATTATTCTTAGATCCAGATGACAATGTTTTAAACGCAAAACTACGTGCTGCGTTTGTAAGTATTGAAATGATGGAAAGTAAGATAAACGGTTCTTTTAAAGACATTGCAACATTAATAACTGCATATAATAATTTAAAAGAAAATTATGGAATTGAAGATTGGACAGAAGAAGAGTTTGAAAACTCTGAGAAGAAACACCATGTAAGACGTGGATTCGAATTGATGTATCGTAATCTCATGGATGGTGGTCGTGCAAGTACTGCAACTATCGAGTACATGCAACAGTATGGTGTTCATCCACAGGTAGGATTTGTAGAAGTACAAGGATACATTACAGTTGTAAACGAATTGATTTCAAAACAACAAATCCCACATTCAAATCATCTTGAAGAGTTTTTAGATGCCATGGCAGATAAATACTACAAAGAATCGGATAAGACAACGCAACGTATTTTTGGGAAAGAGAATATTACTAACTCAGAAATCATGAGTCTGATGGATAAAAAAGATGGTGAATCTCAGCAATCTGAGACAGAATAAACAGGATCAACAAGGAACTTCAGGGTTAGATTCTTCAGAGGTGTCTGCACTTTCAGGTTCTGGGACAAGTGTGTTTGATGCACTGGACTCTTTACCGACTACAGGCCTAACTGCAGGAAGTAAAGCATTAGTTAATGATGTAAATCGATTATACATTTCAGATGGTAGTGGTTGGTACAATATAGATCTCAACACTGGATTTACTCCATATTGGTTGACAGAACCGTCTTCTGCTTACACCATTTTAGATTCTCAAACACCATTAACAATCACCGCAAAAGCACTAGACTCAGATAGTGGAAATTTAATAAATCAAAGTTTTGTGTCTGACTCGGCACAATATATGGTTGATATAACCAATGATTCTTCTGTGTGGACATTTACTCCTAAATCACCAGACAGTATAGGAATTGAAGTTGGTGCAGGTAATTTAACTGATTCTAATGGAGATTTTATCTATACCTTTAAGTGGTCAGATGGCATAAATGTTTTATCAAAAGCAGTGACGATTGCTTATTATGCTGCAGGTAATCCAAACGTACATGGTGATAGAGTTGTTACCAGTAGTGGATATGCAGATGCAACTAGTACTTGGAATGATATTATGAATTACTATAGTATTGCAAATGCAGGTAATGCTGTGCAGTTTGGGACAGGTGTACGAGCAAGAATGTATACAGTTGGAGGTGGTAACGGAACTATAGGAATATGTTGTGGTGGAAACAATAGTGCTTTAAATGCAGGTGATGCTCTTGATGATATAGATTACTGGTCTTATGGAACTGTTGCTAACGCACAAGATTTTGGAGATTTATATGAACCAAGTGTTATGACTGCATCTGCTTGGAATAAAAATAGAACATTAATTGCAGGAGGAAAAGACGATGTAAATGTATATGCTCATGCTAAAATGCAAACAGTAAATATTTCAACTACTAGTTCTGCAGCAAGGACTGGAACTTTAACAATTGGTTGGATGTGGCACGCCTCAACCTGTGATGCTACCAGAGCAATATTTGGAACTGGTTATCGTGACCACGGTGGAGCGAGTTCAGATAGTAGAAGTGAATACCTTGAATACGTTAGTATAGATACTGATGCCAATGCTGCTAGTTATGGTGAGATTAGTCGGACACCATTAGGTAGAGTGCACGTTGGGATTGGTGTAGTAAGTGACGGAACTAAGGGATATTTTACTGGTGGAGTAAACCAAGGTAACCCCCGAGACGTTTCGGGTACTGATTACACAAATAGAATTGACGTAGTAACAGTACAAACACTAGGTAATGCAGTCGATTATGGTGATTTAGTTGCTCACATAGGATATCATATGCAGTCTAGTGATGGAACAGACTATGGCGTTTCAATGGGAGGAACAGTAGGGGGTCAAGGAGACCATAACAGAATAGATAAATTTGCTATGGTTACTGCAGGTACTGCTACTGATCATGGCGATTTAACACTGTATAAAAGTAGAGGTAGTGCCTCTTCAGGAACATAAATAACTTTACATTATATAAAAACTGTGATATAATAACTTTATGATTGACTTGAAACAAATACATGAAATGTGGTCTGAAGACTGCAAGATAAACCAGATAAAACTTGACGAATCATCACGTGTGACTCCTACGTTACATGCCAAGTATCTGGAACTTCTATCCCAAACAAAACTCATGTTGAAACGTGCAGAGTTTGCACAAAAGTCTTTATTGAAAGACAAGTGGTTATATTACAATGGAAAGATGTCTCAAGAAGAGTTAGAGGAGAAAGGTTGGGAACCAGATCCTTTTAACGGTCTAAAGATACTCAAAGGTGAAATGGAACACTACTACAATTCAGATCCAGAGATCCAAAAGTCTGAAGAAAAGATAGAGTATTACAAGACTGTGATTGAGACGTTAAGTGAGATAATAAATAATCTTAACTGGCGACATCAGACAATAGGTAATATAATTAAGTGGAAGCAATTCGAGTCAGGAAACTAAACCATTCCGATTTACAAATTGAATGTGACAATGGTACAGCACAAGAACTGAACGAATACTTTTCGTTCTATGTGCCTGGCCATAAATTCATGCCCGCCTTTCGTAATAAGTTGTGGGATGGCAAGATACGTTTATTTACTTTAAGAGAACGTACACTACCAGCTGGTTTATATTATCATCTACAAGAGTTTACAGACAAACGTCAATATAACCTATTGACAGAGACGAGTAAATATGGTAAACCAGATGACCGAACTCATATCAGACCAAAACAACTTACTGAATTTTTAAATGATTTAGATTTACCATTTCCATTGAGAGACTATCAGTTTCAGTCAGTGGGAGAGGCGTTGGTTCGTAAACGTGCAATCCTGTTATCACCGACAGGTTCTGGTAAGTCGTATATGATTTATGCACTTGCGAGGTTCTGGTACGCAATGTTGACAGACGGTAGATCATTTCCAAAAGGTGGACGTGTTCTTATCATCGTTCCTACAACATCGTTGGTCGAACAGATGCACAGTGACTTTATTAAATATGGTATGCCTGAAGGTGGAATGCACAGGATCTATTCTGGTAAAGACAAGGCAGTCGATGCTGCAGTCGTTATCTCTACATGGCAATCTATTTACAAACTACCCAAGGTTTGGTTTGAACAGTTTGGTTGTGTGTTTGGGGATGAGGTGCATGGGTTCAAGTCAAAGTCATTGATGAACATAATGAACAAGTGTACAGAAGCAGAATATAGATTTGGAACAACAGGAACATTAGATGGGTCACAAACGCATGAGCTGGTTCTACAAGGACTATTCGGGAAGATATATAAAGTCACTACCACTAAGCAATTACAGGATAACGATACTCTTGCCCCACTCACTATCAGGAGACTCGTTCTTTCATATGGACGAGAGTTACGTAAAACTTTCGGGAAAAAAACCTACCAAGAAGAAATCGACTTTATCGTTGGTCACGAAAAACGGAATAAATTTATCAGGAACCTAGCACTGGATCTCAAAGGAAATACTCTGGTGTTATTTAATTATGTTGACAAACATGGTAAACCCTTACACAATTTGATTAGAGAGAAATCAAAAGACAGAAAAGTGTATTTTGTATCTGGAGAAACTAATACATCTGACAGAGAAGCAATACGAGGAATCGTAGAGGGAATGGATAATGCAATCATTGTTGCGTCACTCGGTACGTTTTCCACAGGTATAAATATAAGAAACCTACACAATATAATCTTTGCATCACCTAGCAAATCACAAATTAGAGTGTTGCAATCTATTGGTAGAGGATTGAGAAAAAGTGATGATGGAAGGGAAACCACGTTGTATGATATTAGTGATGATATTAGTTGGATGAAGAGAAAAAATTATTCTCTATTACATTCTGAAGAAAGAGAAAATATATATCAAAAAGAACAGTTCAATTATAAAACGGTAGTAATAGATCTATGAAACTAAGACAGTTCAAATTAACAAACAACGATGAAATCGTTTGTGAGGTTATCGATGTCGATGAGACAGATAACCACAATGGAGATATTATTGCTCGTAAGATCTTAAAGATATTTCACGCAGAAGACTTTGATCAGAATGTAAGGTATTACTCATTCAAACCTTGGGTGGCCTTTCAAGAAGATATAAATGAACTCAGTGCAATCAATCCAGAACATATTCTTGGAGAGGCGACACCATCCGCAACACTCAAGTATCATTTTAAAAACGCACTCGATATTATACTAGAGTCCCAGACAATGAGCGGATCAAGAGATCTTAACATTGACGAAGTTATGATGGACACGTCAGACATGTCGAGGGATGAGATTGTAGAATATTTGAAGGAAAAGTTCCACGATGAAAATCAACGAATCGCCCACCACGATTCTGCATCCTCAAATGTCATTCACCTATATCCACCCTCAGATAAGTTGCACTAGTATTCCCCCCTATCCTAAAGGCGCATATTAATTATACACCCATTTTACGATTCTGTCAAGCATTATTTTTATGTTTGAAATAAAAAAATAGTATTTTACATTCTCTTTATTATTTGATATAATATAGTTATGAAAGGAAATTGAAATGCCACGAAGAAATAAAAAGAGCGAACATTATGTAAATAACGCCGATTTTTCTCAGGCAGTTGTCTCTTATGTTAAGACAGTTAATGAAGCAAAACAAGCAAGTAAAACTCTTCCAGTAGTACCAGATTATATAGCTCAGTGTTTTCTTAGTATCGCTGAAGGTTTGTCTCACAAATCTAATTTTATTCGCTACACATACCGCGAAGAAATGGTTATGGATGCAGTTGAAAATTGTTTGAAAGCAATAGAGAACTATGACATAGAGGCAGCAACCCGAACTGGTAAACCAAATGCATTCGCATATTTTACACAGATAACATGGTATGCGTTTCTACGCAGGATTGCCAAAGAGAAAAAACAACAAGACATTAAACTAAAATATTTAACGAGATCAGGTATTGAGAACTTTGTTGATGGAGACATGTCCGATGAATACAGTATGGCAGTTGTCGGATCTTTTGTTGACACACTCAGAGATCGTATCGATAAAGTAAGAACTCAGGACACAGAAGTGAAAGCATTTGCGAAAGAAGAGAAACAAAAGAAGAAACGTGCAGTACATGCTGACTCTGACTTGTCGGAGTTTCTTAAATGAAGGTTGCAGTATTAAATGACACACATTGCGGTATCCGAAATAGTTCTGATATTTTTCTTAATAATGCTGCTGATTTTTATTCTAAAGTTTTTTTCCCTTATTGTAAAGACAATGATATCAAACAAATTATTCACCTTGGTGATTATTATGATAATCGTAAGTTCATGAACTTTAAGGCTCAGAACCACAGTCGTAAATCATTCTTAGATCCTATGCGAGAACTTGGTATGCGGATGGATATTATCCCAGGCAACCATGACACATATTACAAAAATACAAATGATTTAAATTCTCTGAAAGAACTACTTGGTTACTACATGAACGAGATCCATATTATTATGGAACCTACAGTCATGGAGTATGGATCTCTCAAGATGGCAATGATACCTTGGATTAACCAAGAGAACTATGATGACACTATGAAGTTCATCAAGAATTGTAAAGCAGATTGGTGCGGTGCACACTTAGAACTAGATGGGTTCGAGATGATGCGTGGTATCAAAAACGTACATGGTATGGATCGTAAGATCTTTAGCAAGTTCGAAAAGGTACTGACTGGTCACTTTCACGTTGGGTCTCAACAGGATAACATCTGGTATCTTGGATCACAGATGGAGTTTTTCTGGTCTGATGCTCACGACAAAAAGTATTTTCATGTTATCGACACAGAAAGTAGAGAGGTGGAAAAGATTATAAATCCACACACTTTATTTCATAAAGTGCTTTACAATGACGAGAAAATGGATTATAATAACTATGACGTATCACAATGTGCACAGAAGTTTGTGAAGGTTGTGGTTGTCAACAAAAAGGACACATTTTTATTTGATCGTTTTATTGATCGTATTCAAAGTGAGAATATACACGAACTAAAGATTGCAGAGAACTTTCAAGAGTTCACAGGTGAAAATGTACATGATGATAATATGGAGTTTGATGACACACCAAAGATTGTGGACTCATACATTGACGGTGTAGATACGGATCTGGATAAAGACAAGATTAAAATTCAGATGCGCGAACTCATGACAGAAGCACAGGCATTGGAAATTGCATGATAAGATTTACAGAGGTTAACTGGAAGAACTTTCTATCCACTGGTGATAAGTGGACAACAGTTGATTTAAATAAGTCAAAGAGTACGTTAGTTGTTGGGCATAATGGTGCAGGTAAGTCCACTATGCTCGATGCTATATCCTTTGCATTATTCGGTAAACCTCACAGAAATATTACCAAGTCTCAGTTGGTCAACTCAATCAACGGTAAAGGTACGTTGGTCATTGTTAAGTTTTCTATAGGTGACAATGATTTCGTGGTTACACGAGGTATTAAACCAAACGTATTTGAGATACACAAGAATGGTCTGATGATAAACCAATCATCACATGCCAAAGAATACCAGAAGATCCTCGAACAAAACATCTTGAAACTGAATCACAAATCGTTTCACCAAGTTGTAGTGTTGGGCTCCTCCTCTTTTATTCCTT